TTAGGTACGCGCCAAAATACTCGCGAGCGCCTCATGTCCACGGGCGTTGACGTGAATAGGAAGATTGCCGTCACCAGCCGTAAAATCAATCAATCCGGCGAAGTAGCGCTGGCTAGCATTAGCGCACATGCCGTTGTTACGGGTAGCGCCCTTAAGGTCTACAAATTCAGTGCCGGTCGCGCGCGCAAGGTCAACCTGCATCCACTGCGCAGAATCTTCCCAGCTGCGAACCTCTGGCAACAAGGTCGTATCCGATGGACGCGAAGACACGTGAACTAAGCAGTAGTAATTTCCAGAGCCAATGGTTGGGTAGCCAACGATTTGAATCCGGGCATTAGGGGCTGCGCGCTTGATGCGCTCGATCTGCGGCGCTGTGGTGCGCACAAAACGATCCCGCAGCTGCTGACGTGAAAGGTTGCGGTTGTTATAGGTGTCATTGAAACCTGAGGTAAAAATAACGCGCTGCGTCGATGGATTCAGGGAACCAGTACGAATTGCGGTGGAAACCTGGGTGGAAATCTGCGGCCCGGGGGACATGGACACTGCACCGGAGCAGGAATGGTCCCGCACGCGAAGGCCCAGCTTGGCGCCCGTACGCTTGGCGTAGTTATTGCCTGACGGGCAGTTCGCACCATTTGCTGTCGAGGAAGTTACCCGCGTAGACAGATAAATGTCGGCACTGGGATCCGCCAGCAGCGAGTCACCGAAGGCTACTAGATTTCTTTCAGCCGCCGAGGCGGTCGGGGCTGCTACAACAGTCAGCGCCATGAGCGCCGCAGCAAGTAATGTACGAAGTTTCTTCAATTCTTTGGCCTTCGATTCCTCAGATACGTTTGTATTCCCTGACAAAAGTACACTATATTCGCTAGCGTAGGTTTCGCAACCATCGTAACATCTTTATCATTTGTCACACTAGCAACAAAAGAAACGTCCGGGAAGCCCCGAGCGATTAACCCCTCGGGGGATCAACTTTTTCTTTTTATTTTCTATTACAAGGACTTCATCGTAGCTATGGCACTAAACGTTTCAGCACTATTTACCCCCAAGGGAATCCAGGAGTTAATGTTCCAGGCCAAAGGGGTTGCTGAGCTCGTCCCAGCATTGGTGAATTCCGGCATCATTGGTGCGCAGGGCCTTAAAGCAACAGCCGTGCTTCCCGCAAACCTGGCGCGCTACCGCCTGACCACCGCACGTGAGCTCGAACAGGGCTACGCTACTTGCCCCGAACGCATCGCTCTTATCGATGACACCGGGGCAATTTCATACCGTCAGCTTCGCAATGACTCCCAAACTTTAGCTAAATACCTTCTAACGCTGGGTCTTGATGAGATTCGCATGGGCGTCATGGCGCGTAACGGCCGCGGAATTGTCACCTCGATGGCGGCTAAAGGCTACGCCGGTGCCTCTATTTATCTACTCAATGTCAGCTCCTCGAAGGAACAGCTCGCTGGATCTATTAAGGAATGCGGCATCAACGTTCTTGTCATCGATGATGAGTTTGCTGGACGCATGCCGACCGAGATTTTGGATGACATTCCCGTCATCATTGGTTTCGATACCGCTACCCAAGGCACCGGGAATGAGCCTTACGAGGTTATTGAGCACAACTATCCTTTGATGAAGGATATCGTGGCGCACCCTGAACTACTTCACGATATCAAGCTGCCGCTCTTTCCCCATCATGGAATGATCGTGTTGATGTCTTCGGGCACCACCGGAATTCCTAAGGGCATCATGCGCAACGAGCCGGTCTTCCCCGTCGTGGTGGCAACTCTTATGGGCACCATCCCGTGGCGCGCGGACCAAAAGGTTCAAATCACCGCCTCGATGTTCCACACCTGGGGTTGGGCCGCTGTAAACCTTGGCCTTGGTGCGCGTAATACTATTGTCACCCATCGCCTGTTTAACCCCGAGACCGTGCTCGATGATATTGAGCGTTATGAACTCGAAGGCATGGTTTCTTCTCCTGTGTTCTACAAAGAGATGATCCAAGCAGATCCGGAGAAGAAGTACGACACTTCTACTTTGGGCTTCATCGCTTCTGCCGGCAACGCCGTGTCCCCGCAGCTGGTCAAAGATGTGCACGAGCGCTTCGGGCCAATCCTGTGCAACGCCTATGGTTCTACCGAACTCGCATTGGCATCTGCTGCGACCGCTGAGCAGGTCGCCAAAGATCCCACCACCGCCGGCAAGATTGCCTCCGGTACCAAGCTGCGCATCTTAGGCAAAGACGGCAAAGAAAAGCCACGCGGTGAAATCGGCGAGATTTTCCTCTTCAACGAGACTGCTCTGATTGGTTACACGAACCCGGATAAGCAGGTAAAAAAGAATGAAGGCTTAGTATCCATCGGTGACCTTGGATTTATCGATGAAGATAACCACTTGCACGTGGTTGGCCGCGCCGACGACATGATAATCGTCGGTGGCGAAAACGTTCACCCACAATCTGTCATTGAAGTCTTGGAAGAAATGCCCGGCATCAAAGATGTTCATGCCCAAGGCGTTGAAGACGAAGACACCTTCGCCCGCGTCGCCGTGTGGGTAGTACGTAATGGGGATGAGGCTGGCCAGTCGCTTACCGATGAATCCATCCGCGACTTCGTCCGCGACAACCTTGCCGATCACTCGGTTCCCCGCGACGTGCACTTCCGCGATGAACTTCCACGCAACCCCACCGGCAAAGTCGTACCGCGCATGCTCTAGTCGCGGTTTCATGAATCTCTAACGACGGCAGCAAAAGAAGGGACAACTCCTAGGAGTTGTCCCTTCTTGCATCTTCAAGCAATCACCAATTGGCGTAGACGACCTCGCGCTATAAGACACCCGAAGTAACGGCTAGAAACGATTTGATGGCAGAAACAACTAATGGACACCAAGCCCCGGAGCAAAGGAATTCTCGGCCCGTAGCCTTACTCCCAATCGGGAACCCAGCTTAATCTTTCTAGGGTTGGTGTCGTTGGCTGAGATGCTACCAGGCTTGAGTCACTGGAAAAGTAGCAATTTCATGAAGCCTCTTCATCCTGCATGCATATCCGCCTTGGTCAACCTGGGACTTCTCTGCCCCTACTTTTCGAACTGGTAAAATTAAAAGAGAACCCCAGTCCAGAAACGTTTTGTTCTGAACTGGGGTTTCAATGTGAGCCGCTTAGGAGAATCGAACTCCTGACCTTCTCATTACGAGAAGGCAGTTCCTGGCGTTATTCAGAAACAACACCGTTGGCTACAAACAGTAATCGCAGGCCATGCCGCTGGTAGCGTTGGCCCCAAACAGTAGTGAGTGGTTGCGGTGTGTACTGAGTGTGTACTGGAGCTGCCCCTCGTCGCCATTGAACCCAACTGCACCCGCACGGAGCTTACTGAGTTACGATCTTCGTAACGCAGGCCCAAGACATGCCGCCTATGCGCGGACGGGGCTTACCCTTGCTCACCAGCGGCACTAGATAGCGCGCTTGCGGTAGCGGTTGAGCACAGCCAACTCGACCAAAGTAAAACCATTAAACCCGGGCGCTTTATACATCTGATAAGGCCCTACTTGCTCACGCACACTAATCTGTTCCGGGTTTGCGAGGATACGGGCGGCAACCATCGTGATAACTTCCTCAACTCCAGGACGATAACTATCACCACGCTTTTCACGCCCGCGGCAATACGCACTAACAAGTGCTTGCGCCGTTGTGAGTGCAGTCGCCGCCTGGGCATGAACGTTGGGCCCTTGTGCGCCGGTAAATTCAATCAGTTTGTCTGGGGTCATGCTGTCGCTCTTTTCAGAAAGATTTCAGTCCCACCCCGGTTAGTACCAAAAGCGGAACGGTGATCCACGCTGGGCCGGTCAACACGAAAATGTTCACCACGGACAATGACTTCAGCGTCAACTTCTACTTCTTCAAAACCGGGGAGAAGTACCGATGCCTGTTGATATTCGCCATTCGTGACACCATCTTTGATAGTGCCGGTGCCTTCAGGAATGAACACGGCACCGTCAATCTCAACATTGACAACCTTGACGGGCAGCGGGTCGCCGTAACGGTCGTACCCGCCACCTTCACGGGTGACGAGCACGATTGTTTCACCAACAACGGCCATGATTAGCCCTCAGAGGTTCCAGCATCAAGAAGAAGCACAGAGTCCTTGCGCAACAGTCCGAGGTCATAGCGGGTGACAACACGGATACCTACCTGGTCATATTCCGCATAGCGCTCGGTCAAGATGGTCACCTGTGGGTCGATGTCACGAACAACAGCAATGTCTTTGGTGTTCGCAAGGATGCCTTGACCGCGCTGCAACTTATTAGTGATGGTCACTGGAATTTCAAACAGCTTATAAGGCACACCTTCAGCTGGACCACCAGACATGATGTAGCGACCGTCAGCATCCTTAATCTTGCGTAGCTCAAAGAAGTCAGAACCGTTCAAAATGAAGCGGTTAGGGGTGATTTCCTTCGCAGCCATAGATGCCAGCGCATCCAAGTAAGGATCGGTATCGGTCAGTGAGATTGGTGCGGTCTGCAAACCAGGCTGGTTGAGAAGTCCGGTAATACCATCGTTCGCACCAGTGCCAGCAAGTAGTTCATTGTCCAACTTGTTTGCAACGTCCTTGACCAGGCGCGCCTGCAAGGTCTGTGAGACACCAACAGTTGATTGGCGAATAAGTTCATTCGAGGTGCGGATGATTGCCTTAATGGACTTGCGCTCGGTAGGCATGAGCTTAATTTCACCAAAGGTGGCTTCACCATCATCTGGGATAAGTTCATTCTCACCAACGATGCCAGGATCAAAACCATCTTCCAGGGTCTTAATGCGTAGTGGCTCGGATGAATTAAACACAGTTGGACCAGACTGCAACACAACAGATGCCGCTTCGAGTGGTTCAACAAGAATGCCCTTGACTTGATCTTCAATGAGCTGTGGCGCGGTAGTAGTTGAATTAACCATGAGAAAACTCCCCTTCGGAGTGTCAGAAAGTGAAAAGGGAAACAAATTTCTTTCTGGGCACTCCTCCGGGGAGTTGTCTAACCCTACTATCAGACACCTGGCCTGATACCAAACATACTAGCGAATAACGTAACTAGTGACAATATTCACCCTAGTGTTTGTATAGGTGGATTAGAACCAATCGGTTGACGGCGAGCGATTTTGTGCCGCACGCGGCATGCCAGCGTTGAACCGCTCAGGCTCCAAAGAAACATCAAGCATCTTAGCGAGTCGGTCAATCTTTTGATCCAGGCGGTCGAGCTTGTCTGAAAGTTCTATAACCGCGTTAAATGTCTGGTGGTCGAAGCTCATTAGATAAGCCCTTTCATAATGCTGAGCAAGTCAGTTGTTGGCGCTTTGGGCTGCTCCCGATGACCTGCACCCACATCACCAGAAAGCTGTTGAGCCTTCAGGCCGGGCTTGCTTGCCACCAGCCTAGTGATTGCTTCGGACAACGCATCTGCATCGTCCAAATGTTCTGGATTGAACTCCAGGTCATCCGGGTCAGCTAAGCGACCATCCTGAGCTACCAGCGAACGGTGCAAGCGCTGCTCAAGCTCTTCAGTGCGCTTAGCTTTATCCCGGTACTTTGCAGACTCTTTGCGTAGCTTTTCGACATAGGCGCGGTCAAAGGTTTGTTGCTGCTCTTCGTTTTCGCCGTCCTGCGAATCCGACTGGTGAATTTCACCACTTTCTTCGCGAATATGGTTGGACTCATCGACAGCATGGTCATCTTGACCATCCACCTGAGAATCAGGGTTAACTTCTTCGACCTGAGTGTTATCAATATCCATGACTTATAGTTCCTCTCCTGCACCCACCAGGCGGCGGGCATCATCTTCAGTGATTACTTCTTCATTGCGTAGCTTGGACGCGGCATCAGCTTCTTGGGCAATGGAACGAGTAGCGGTGTCCTCCCACTCCAAATTGACCGTTACGCGATTAGGCGGCACGCCCTGAGCAATAGCGACCAGCAACCTGATTGCCCACTCCAAAGGACGATTGATCACCTTCAGGCGGTCCTTCGCACTATCAGACAAAGACACCTCAGATGCCCTCAACGCTTCAGCGGTCGATGGATTAGCGGTAGTGATACCCACCATGTGGGCGGGTAGTGACGTCACTGCCATGATTTGCTGAACCAGAATATTGACAGCTGTTTCATAGCCCTTCAAATCAGCACCAGGCAGCTGACCAAACTTCGCTTCAGCTTGCTCTGACAGCCACATGTCATCTGAGTCTTTGAACGGTGACTTCACACCAGGCGCATCATCCAAAAATTCCGGTTCGTCATCATCGACAGAAAAACCTTCATCGGCAATAAAGCCGCCTTCATCGTCATCTTCCAGCACAACACCAGTAGCAAAACGCTTCGGCTTCGACGTAGCTTCAGAAGCGACCATCATGTCAACAATCAACTTATTGAGCGCATCAACCAACGGCGCTAAATCATCAATGACACTGCCACCAACATGATCACCTACCCGATCAATATTGATCAGCGGCACAACCGGCACAACTCCGAGCGGATTATCCACCGCGGACCGGAAAGACAGCTTCCCCTGAGTCGCATCACGGGTGAGATGCACAATCCGGCTACGTGTGTAGTGAACAACATGCTCTTGTGTGACCACGCCGTTAGCGTCCACCGCCTGCCAGCGCTTCACAGCTTCAACCACACTATTAGTAATCGGGTCACGCTCCACGGCCATGTGCCGAGCGGACTCACCTGTGACCACCGGGCGGCCAAACTCATCGACCCACACCAACAGATAGGCAGAACCCAAACCCAGCACTTCCATCAGGATTGACTGCAACGTCATGGGAAGGTCAGCATCTTGGACCAGGCGCTGAGCTTCAGCGGACACATCACGCCCATCAACCTGCGCGGTAACATTGCGCAACCGGATACGGTTAGCGACCGAGCGCACAGCTACCTTCGCAAGGTTGGAATTAAACCGCATCAGCTTCTCATCCACCTTGTCGGACATAAACCGCAACGGCTGCGAACCCGTCAAATACATATCCCGATACGACACCACCGGCTGAGCATTATCCAACCTTTGCAACAAACTTGAAACAGTCATCGTTTATAACTCCCATTCTTTCTACGAACTTTCTTACTTCCCAACCAAAACGCACGCCCATACGCCATGACAGCGGCCACAGCGGCATCAATATGTTGTTCTTTCGTTGGTTTGCCCAACTTGAACCCCCGTCCTGTTTCCACCAACTGAGCATTCAGCATGTGCTTGGACAGCCGCGGGTCACCATCATGAGTGAGCTTCTCGTCCAGGGCCGCGGCACGAAACTCAGCAAGCGCCGGCGACATACGCCCCGCCGATTGTGAAAACTTCGTCACCGGCAAACCTTCCTCCGAAAGCACCTGCAAACTTCGCTGCCACAAATACGGATCCGCCGTCACCTCACGAACCCGATACAGCGCGGCCAGCTCCAAGACACGAGCTTCAACCTCCGCGTGCGAGACTTCAAAATCTTCATCACCATCACCAAACCAAAAACCAGCAATCTGGATATGTGGCTTCGCAGACACACTGGCAATCGTCAGCACCGTGGCATCGTGCCGCTGCGAACCATCGAGCGCTAACACCACCGGCGACTTATAAGGAATATCCACACCCTTGCGAGCGCACTTCTTCCAGGCATCAGCAGGCATGAAAGACTCACCCGACTGAGTAATCCAAATACCCATGCGAGCACGTTTCCACTCAGCTTCACTGGTCTTAGGCGGCATCTGAGCCTTCACCGTGGCTTCATCCAAGAAGTCACCCATAGCAGGATTAGCGGCACGTATCGCATCCCAATCATCAATCGCAGCATCATTAGGCGCGCCATACTCCACCAGAGACACAGTCTCATCACCAGCACGCGCTGACTGCACCAAATCATAAAACGGCGACCGGTCACGCATACGCGGGGTAGAAGGAGTACCAATACCCACCAACTTTGAACCGGCACGCTTCAAAGACAACAAGGTTGCTTCAAAAACATCGCGGTCCGTAAAGCCCATCTCATCCACAATCGCAAGGGTGAGATCTTCACCTTCCACCGCTGACTGTTCCGAGGCAACAGCAAGCATCGTCGAATCAGTAGAAGGCAGCTCCAGGCGCTCTTTATAAACATGGATACGCTCAGAAAGTTCTTCAGACAGTTCAACCATACGGGCGGCAGTGCGCAACAAGCGGCGGGCGGACAAATCATTCTGAGCAACCACCAACACGCGCTGACCTTCGCCACCAAAGATGAGGAAGTATAAAGCAAGCGCGGCAATCAACCCAGACTTACCATTACCACGGGGCAAAACAAGAAGATGAATCTTCGAGCTTTTTTCAAACACATCACGCACAGCTTCAAGCTGCCAGTCACGAATGATAAAAGGTCTACCCGCTCCCTGACCCTTCGGCACCTTCAGATAACGCTTGCAAAACAACCTGAAATGCTCCAAGGTGCCCACCTTTGCGCGGGACTTCCACACCAGCGGGTCCAGCGTCGCCGGTCCCTTCGGGCCACGTTTCACAATCATCACTCCAATCAAGTGAATGTATAAACACACACTAACATGCATAGAATTAATACGGAATAAGAGTTGGCAATGGGAGGGGTCGAGGTCAGGGCGGTTTCGGGGGCTTCCCCCTATGCATAAAATACATTCTTACGGCGTTTCTATTCATGTTGCACCCTTTATGTCATCGGGGAGCTTGGAGGGCTTAGATTGGCTTCTAGCGTGTTTGCCGCGTGCTGCGCCGCGCTTGCGGTTGCAGGTTCCGCACACAACATCAATGTCTTTCAGGCGGATTGGTAAGCCTTTGTCGTGCCGTCGCCACGCTTCAGGTGTGTGGTCTGCCTGAAGGTCTGTCTTAGAACCACAATCAGAACAGAAAGGCTGCAACTGTCTAGCGCGCTCCGAGAGTCTTTTCCATGCGCCTGTGTAGCCGCGTGCGGTGGTGGACTTCTTGACCTGGACGCGGCCGCGCTGCCTGGCTGTCTCGTGCTTGGTCGAACAGGAAGGACAGCGAGTGTCATCGGTGACTTCGCCGCAGTCGATGCATGGTGTTTTAAGTTTCACGGCTGACCTCTTCGGCGGCATCGACTAGTCGGTCAGCAAGGCTGATTGCTTCAGCGGGGCTGAGATAGAACCGGTCATGTCCAATGAACATGCCGACGTAGGTAATTTTGCCGCGCTTGCCGCGCTTACGAACCACGGTTGGCGGCTTCAGGTTGTGTGCTGTCGAACGCATCATGTGATTAGTTTCCTTTCGGGATACTGGGTTTGGGCCGGTTGGTTGTCCGGTCTTGGGGTGTCTACCTTTTGACCGGTCGGACTGGACGAAGTGGCCGAAGTGGCCGGATATGTCCCTGACCTGCGGTAATGGCAATGCTGTGTTGTGGTCCGGTTCGGATTGGATTCTCTCGAACTGGACGGATTGAGTGCGTTGCGGTTTGCGCTGGTCAAGTACTGTTTCCCGTCCGGTTCGCCGGTTCGTCCGGTACGTCCGGCCAAAAGGAGAGGGTCTAGGCTAAAGCGGCCCAGGCTGGTTCAAACTGACTGCGGTAGTAACCGCGGCGGCGATCACCCCGCTTCTCTCGCTCGGAACGAATGTTGAAATGCTTGACCAACATGCGACCCATACCTTGCGCTGTGAGGTCGCCATACTCATGTTGAGCTGTCCACATTCGCGGTGAGTTCATCTGGATTGCTGCCAGGATGTCTTGTGTGGAGAAGAAGGGCTGGTCTTGTGGCCAAGCCTGCTCAATGTCTTTGAGTAACTGAATGTGGCGTGGCTGACGTGTCATGCCTGATTCCTTATCTGCGGCTTGGTCTGCTAAGTCATTGGCAATGAGGTGGGTGCAGATAGTGGGCCATTTACCACCGGCAGCCCAGGCGACTTTGAGTAGCGGTTTCCACTTCTCACGGTTACGGCCTTTAAGCCCGTCAGGCATGACTGGTTTGACGTTGTGCATCTCGGGACGCAGTTGGTCTGCCCACAACGCAATATCGTGGTAGAGGTCCAGGGCATCATCCTCGATATCCTCCCAGTCACTATCTTCGACCGTGCCTTCAGTATCTGGTAAGAGAAGGATACGGATCGAGCGTTGCTTCGTATCTTCAGGTAGGTCTGGGGAGTTACCAGCCATGACCACGGGGCCATAGGTGGACATCTCTTGCATCTTCCAGCCTTGTTCCTTATCGGGGACCAGAACAGGACGTGAGCCACCCCTGCGGTATCCAGAGTTAAGTACGGCAAGAAGATCATCCCTGCCTTCCTTCTTTGGCGATAGTGACTTCTCGGCTTCATCAATGAGGATGGTGCGGGGCTTGGCTGCGAGCACGCGGGCCAATAAAGATGCGGATGATAAGGCGGCGGCAGATACCGGGGAGTAACACAAGCGGAGAAAGTGATCGAGGACGGTAGACTTCCCGGAGCCGGGAACCGGCGAGTCAAGAAGCAGTCTTGGCGTTGTTGACAGCTCAGTCAGTAAGTGGGTATGAACGACCCACAAAGTTAATGTATGCAGATCGTCCTGGTGTGCTGTTTTAATGTATTTGCTTAGCCACTTTTCTACCGCCGTAAGTGGTTCGGGTACTTGTGGTGCTGGTGGTGCCACTACCAGGTTGGGCTTGGTCACGCTACGTTCTCCTTCTGCTGTTGCATTGAGATGATGTATTCGATGTGCTCTTGCTCGTCTGAGCTAGCGATGTGCCAGGCATTGCGTAGGTCTTCGAGAGAGAAAGCAAACGGAACCCCCATGCTGAGCATGGTCAGCGTTTTGTGTGGATTAGCTTTGATCTTCAGCGGCCTGTGTACCCGGTGGTCGGGTTCACCTGGTAGTGGCACTAGACGTAATTCGGCTTGGTGCCTGCGTTGTAATTGCTGTAGCATTGTTGTCATTGAAGGACCCTCAATCTCTTCATCACCCGCCCCCGAGTTGCCCGCTCGGGGGTTCCTCATATCTTGAGGTAGTGCCACTGCCTGGTCATGAACCAGCGGAACCTGAAAGTTCAGCAGGGCTGTCGAGCTAGAAGCTCAAGTTAGCGATTAGATCCTCGGCATCTGCGATGAGAACCGCGTCAGCTTCTTCGAGTAATTCGGGAACATTCAGCGCGCTAGTCCTCATCATTGAAGTCACCTTCTTCAGATTCGAGTTCGTCCAGGTCCCATTCCCATGCGGTCAGTCCAACGCGCTGAAGGTCCAAATCATCGATTGCTTCGAGCGCATCCAAGAAGCGTTTGAAGTCTTTACCAGCGCGGCGATATTCGAGCATGATCAAGGGCAAATCTTCACGGGATAAATCCATTCCAGTGATGCTTTTGATGAGAGCATTCTCTTCTCGGTAAAGAGCGGCGCGCTCTTCCATTTGTCGGCGCTGTTCCTCTTTTTCAGCTTGAAGGCGGCGAATTTCGCTGTCATGGGCAATGACACACTCTTGGTTGAGGGTGAAGTCACCTTTGCCGTTTTTGTAGGCAGCTCGGAGGTCCGAGATGCTGACAACAACTTCCATGTAATCGCTCTTGGGAAGAAGCGCGCCGCTCCAAGTGCCGAATGAGTCACCGGTGTTGGCTCCGCGCTTGAGCATGTATAATGCGGGGGTAGAGTCTTTAGACAAGTTCTCGTTTCCCTCGTTGGTGTTCGCAGCACCGGCGGGGGATTTTTCATTGATGGTCATAGTGGTTTCTCCTTCTCGCATTACGCGGCCTCTTTCGGATGCCCACCGCGGGCGGTGGCTTCAAGTTGTGCTTCAATCCAGGCTTCAACATCTTCCGAGCGGTAGACGCAGCGGCGGCCGAGCTTGCCCGACCGTGGCCCCTGGTCCGTGGCGCGAAAGTAGCGAAGTGTGGACTCAGACAGTCCTGTCATCTCAGCAACTTCAGCGGTACTTAGTAGCGACATGGCTTCTCCTTAATACAGATTGGGATATATTCGAACCTGTCATACACGAACATAACCAACGCCAATAGCGCGTGTCAACCCATTAAGGCATAAATTCTTATGCGGGTTAATGAAACCGCTGGTTGCCGCATATATGCCAGAATGGAATAATCTTCGCTATGAACTCAGACGAACAGATCCGAGACACCGCGGCACGGGTCATACACAGCTGGAGAATCCGTAAGGAAATGAGCCAATCCGCTCTTGCGGAAAAACTAGGGATGCATCAAACCGCAATCGCAAAAATTGAGAATGGAGAGCGGCGAATCGACTTCGCTACCGTTGTTCGAATTGCCGATGTGCTGGGCATCCCGTGGGATGAATTTAACGTCACGGCCCCCACTGACTTTGACGTATTCATCCAACACTTCTCAAGATTTCAAATGTTGGCAAAGAAGTGGATCGACGATATTGACTCTGCATACGGGGTTGTCGATAAACTGGCCCCATACTTCCAGGACCTCCAAACCTACATTGGCCCTGCACGACTAAAATTAACTGACGAAATCGAAGAGGACGATCTCAAAACCGCGTTGAAGGCTCTCCTTCAAGTGCACTCCACCATGCTAGAGACGCTGGACTCATTGGAAGGATTGAAAGCTGCACGCGAAGTTACAACCAACCTTGAAGTAATTGATAACTTCATTGCAAAACTCGAGAGTGCAAAGCGCAATGCCGAGCCCTAAACGCCGCGAACCCGGCAACGCAAAAGTTGAAGACATTTGGACAAAGAAGGACGGCACCCCTTCAGCACGACATGGCACCGGCAAACGGTGGCGCGTTAGGTGGGTAGACTACGACGGCTCCCAAAAAGCTACACACTTCGAGCGCAAAAAAGACGCGGAAAAGTTTAAGACCCAAGTTACAGCTGACCTTGTTCGTGGCGACTACATAGACCGCAACGAGTCACGAACCACCGTAGGGGCCATGTATGCCGCCTGGTTGCCTTCTCAGGTCCACCTGAAGGAAAAGACCCGATACAACATTCAATCCAAGTGGAACGTTCATCTTCAACCCAAGTGGGCTAATCGTGAGGTTGGTTCAATCCGTAGACCTGATATTTCAACATGGGTAGCGGCGTCGGTTGAAGCTGGTGTTGGTGCTGCCACGATTGAGCAAGCTGTTGGAATCTTAAAGCGCGTCCTGGACTACGCGGTCGATGCCGGAAAACTATCATCCAACCCTGCAATTGACGTGAAAGTTCCACGCGCTAAAAAGCGTGCTCACACATATTTGACCATCGACCAGGTGGACAAGCTCGCTTCAGAGGTAGGTGAACACGAGACACTGATTAGAGTCCTAGCGTTTTGCGGACTCAGGTGGGGTGAAGCCTCAGCACTGAAAGTTAAAGACGTAGACCTTGCGCGCCGCCGCATAAGCGTCCACACGACAGACTCAGATGTTGGTGGGCGCATCCAGGACTCAACCCCTAAGTCTCACAAAATTCGTTCTGTGCCGTTTCCTGAAACGCTTCTCCCCTACCTTCGGGAACGAACCATAGGCAAGAAGCCCACAGACCGACTATTCGCCACAGAGCGCGGCACGGCAATCAACCCGTCAAACTTTCGGGACCGGGTATATAACCCTGCCATTGAACGCCTTAGAGAAGGCGGGGAATTTCCCCGGTTAAGGATCCACGACCTGAGACATACGTGCGCAAGTCTTGCGGTGGCTTCAGGCGCGAACGTGAAGGCGGTCCAGAGGATGCTAGGACATGCGAGCGCATCACTCACCTTGGACACCTACGCTGACTTATTTGATACGGATCTGGACCTTGTTGCGGGCCGAATGGACCATTTAATCAACCGTGAGCGTTTGCGGTGTGTACTGAGTGTGTACCAGGAAATTTTTAAGGCCACTCCCCTAATTCGGAAAGTGGCCTTGACCTGCTTATTTTCTTGAGCCGCTTAGGAGAATCGAACTCCTGACCTTCTCATTACGAGTGAGACGCTCTACCGACTGAGCTAAAGCGGCCTGCGCCAATTACAGAAATCGGCGCCTATAAAGAATAGCTTAGCTACATTGCAGGCGTGAAATCAGCCGGGCTA